TCTTATAACCTTTTAATGAAGTCGGAGAATAATCTCAACTTCACTTCTTCTAATTGGCGTGCCTTAGCACTTTTAATTTTATCGTGGTAATCACTAATGGTAGCCTCTTTTAGAATACCGTTGTCCCAGACCCATTCTTTGCCTTCCATGATACCATCAACGAAAGCATCTGGTGCAGAAGGGTCAGCAACAATGTCTGCGGCAGTAGCAAGGTAAAAGTCTGACTGCACAACATTAACACCATTGGACTGTTTCAAAGACCCCATACCACGAGAAGATACTCCAAGTCTTGCACCCTCTTGCATGAGGTTTTGTACAATTTTGCCCATTGGGGTATCCATAATCTTTGCTTTGCCCACAAAGTTATCGCCATCACGGTATAGTTCTTTTATCATATGAGATACTCGGTCCAGATTGATTGTTGGTCCATCTGGGTGTCCAAGTTCTCCAAACGCTCTACTTGGTGTAATATATGTATCAGTATAGCGTTTGACTTCACGTTCTAGTACCTCTGTCGGGTAAATTCGACCGTTTCTGTTCTTTTTGTTGCCTTGCATGAAGACGCCGGATATGAAGAACTGCTTTTGTCCTTCAACCTCTTCAGTCAAATAATCGACTTCTTCTAAATGTTCTGCTATTAACTTCATCTGTTAAAACCTCTGGTTGCTCTCTTTCTATTAGTCAACTTACGTTTAATGATAGAACGAGAACTTTTTGCTTTTCTCTTTCGGGCTGCCTTCTTCTGTGCTAGTTTTCTGTTTCTTCTTTCTGAAGCAGACATTCTAACTACACTCTGGCTACCATCACCCTTTGCTCTATATGTTTTATCTTTGGCAACAACTTTACGTCTCTGAACTACCCCACCACGAATACGATTAACTCTCTTTACTCTGGCTTCGCCAATATCATCATCTTCTAAGACTTCATCTGCAATTTCTTGCTTCAATTCACTAAGTAGTGCTTCTACCTTATTATTTATAAGGGATGTAAACAACTCTTTGATATTCTTAGTATCACCGTCCTGTATTGCTTTTACCAGTTCGTAAGACATTATCCGATACTCTTCATTGCGAAATCTACTGCTTTCATAAAGTTGGGTTTACTATTACTCAACATGTCAGTAAATTTCTTTTTGTTCTTATCGTTTAAAGCATCTACAACTTTCAGCAAAATGTTCGCTGTTTGCATATCTACTTTAACGCTTTTCTTATCTTTAAACTTCACTGCTTTGGCTTGCTTATCTTTGACAATAGACTTGATAGTATCAAAAGCGTCTTCGTCAATCATAAACTCATCAGCCTCAGTGTCGAGGACATCATCAACATCTACGTTGTCGATTTCAAATTCAACGTCCTGGTCCTGAATGCGGTCTACCGCAGAACCGTCATCGAATTCTTCTTTCAGAGAATTTTTAAAATCTTTAAACGTCCTCATTCGTACTTTCCTCTTCTGCATCTAATAGACTTGAAGCAATACTTTTCTTCATATCTTCTAGTTTTGCAAATGCTTTACCGTTAAGTGCATTTGTTACGTTATCCTTTAATGCTCCAGCGTCTTGTGTTTCGATGCTTTTAATAATATCTATTGTCATTTTAGAATTCTCCATCATCAGGTTCACCAATTATTCCATTTTCTTTCTCAAAAGTAAGGCGTTCTTCCATTGCCTCAATATCTTCATCTGACATCTTCAAAACATTTTTTAGAACATCTTGTCTTGTGAAGTATTTTCCAACATACTGGTCAACTTCTTGCAATAGTGCCAATCTTTCTCTCATAATCTCCGCATTCTTCAACTCTGTGAAGTGTGTGTCTGCACGGAAATCATAATAAATATATTCTTTGATGTTATCCCAGTCTTCTGGATTAATAACACCTTTTAAAATGAGTTGCTTTCTTAGCAAATCGTCAAACAAGTGTGTGAAGCGTACTCTTATCTTCTTAATAAACTTGTTAAACTTAATCTCATCTCTACTAATCTCTTCTCCTCTACCGATAGAGAATGACTGTTCGCTGTCAAGGCGTGAAGTTGGAACGTTTAGTGACTTAAAGAGTTTATTCTTAAAGTAATTAACGTCATCCATCTCACCAAGATTTTGACCACCAGGTAGAGTATCAACTTCAGTCCCACGACCGCCTTCTCTACGAGGCATCCAATAATCTTCAAGCATTGACATATGCTTGCGGTCATCTTTAATCTCACCAGTAGATGCATCATATACAATCTTGTTCTTGTAACGTGCCATGATATCTCTAAGGTATGCTTCTGCTTTACCTTTAGGCAAGTTACCAACATCAACGTAGAAAATTCTGCGCTCTGGCGCACGAGACAGTCTGTAAATTACTGTCGCATCTTCTACGGCACGGAGTTGATTGAGGGGTTTAATCGCTTTGTGTAGGTATGAAAGAACTGTCTTTCTATCTCTATCAAGCAAACCCGATGTGCAGTATGTAATACTATCAGGAGCGATTTTTACTCCCTTTTCTGCACCAGTCAATCCGTCTTCATTATATACGAAATACTCTTCTACTTGTTCAAAGATACTTACGTTTGTATCTGCATCTTTTCCTTTTACAACCTTACGCACTTTCTTAATGTTGCGTGGGTCGATATATCTTAATTCTGTTAACCCTTTTTGCGGGTTCTTTGTGTCGATTACATTGTGATAGTACAATCTACCATCAACATACCAACGCTTAAAAATGTCTGCACCGTAATTATTAAAATCTAACAGTCTACAAACATTCTGAAATTCTTCGTGTATTTTCTTCTTTACACCTGCGCTGTAGTCAACTCTATCTAAATTCAATGATACAGGTACATCTTCATCTTCTTGTACAACTGCTTCATTAACGATATCGTCTACTGCCGCTTCACATTCTGGCTGTAATGCCATTTCACGGTATCTACTAATAAGGTCTGCTTCATTCTTAGCAGTACCTTCCAAATCAAGGTAAGTGCCAAACGCTCCTCCACCCGCAACTTCAGTAGCGCCGTCATCACTAGTCGGTGCCACAAAAGATGGTGGAGTTTCATCGCCTGAAACTCTGTTTATTTCAAATCCAAATAACTTTGCCATACTATTTTATACCTTTATCTAAATTATTCTAGGGGACCTATAATACTATTTATAGACCCCCTAGAACTGGTTTAGATTAGATTACACCGTTACTGATATCAGTCCAGTAGTCATACTGGAATGTAACTGTGAATTCTTCAATTGTGTCATTGGAATCCCAAGCAACATCAATAGGTGAGATATCGGCAGGGAAGATACCTACAAAATTGTAAGTCTTCAATGTCGAACCATCTTTTGAAAATTGCTTGATAGTTCCGATAGATTTCTGCAATAGAGGTGATGGAGTACCAATGTTTAGAATGTGCGAGTTAATAGTCGCCATCCATTGCTCCAAACCTGTTCTTACGTTAAAATCTTCGTCATTTATTACTGTTACAGTCCATTCTGCGAATGTTCTGTTTCCTGGGACTTTCATAGTACGACCGAAGTAAGGTACTTCGATAACACCTAGTGTATCACCTGGTAACTGTGATGCTTTCGCCATGAATGTGAACTTTTGGTTGTCGCCCCCATAAGGGTTTGTCATTTCACATTCAAAAAGGTTACTTCTTGCACCGCCACCAGTCAATTGTCCTCTAAATTCGTCAATTGCAAATGCCATGTCTTTTCTCCTTAGTTTACTTTGTTAATTATTCTTAAAATTGACCTACAACTTCAGAGAAGTCTACGCCAGTTCTTACTGCAACAAAGTTCAACTGGATAAAGTTGATAGACTTCGCTGGTTTGATATAAATATCACCAATGAATTCGTTTCTATCAATTACTTCACCAGTGTTATTCGTTTCGTCACAAACAACACGGAAGTCGTAAATACCACGGCGACCTTGAACGTCTTTTAGGAACGGTTCGACTAGATTTCTGAATTGTGAACGAGTGAACTGGTCGTTAAACTCAAATAGTGAGTATTTAGCGGCAGTAGCAATCGCTTTTTCGAGTACGATGAATAGTCTACGAACATTAATACGGTCGAATGCTGAAGGCTTCGCAAGAAGCGTCTTATCACCGAACAAAATGCAACCTTCGCCTGGGAATACCAAGATTGGGTTGATACCATTTTTGTACAATTCATCACGGAAAGTTTTGCTTGGCGACCATGCTGTTTTAACAACATTCTTAATTCCACCACGGTTGAAACCTGCTGGTGACCACCATGCGTCTCTCTGGTCGGTTGAACGTACAACAAGTCCTGCAACGTCACCATTGAATGGTACCCAACGATATACATCGTTATACTTGTCGTACTGGTACTTCCAGTTACCATCAAGCATTGCGTATGAAGACGATGGGAGTAGATTTCTGAATTCTACAATATCAGCGGCTTCACTACCTGCATTGTTTACACAATCTGTAAACTCAGGTGATAGGAATGTTACACAATCCATACGACTTTCTGCGATAGAAATCAAGTGNAATGCAACTGTTTGGTTAGCGTCTGCACCCAAGATGAGTGATACGTCAACTTCTTCAGCGTTTGCAAACATGTCGTAACCAGCAATAATTTCTGCATCAGAAGCAACTGCTCCGTTTGCACCACCTGCTAGTGACCATGTGCTTGCTACATTAAGTGCAGTCGAATTGTAGTCTACGCCATCAGAAGCGGCTGTATCCCAGTTATTCGCACCTGCATCGTGGTCTACCCAACGAATCCAGTTTGAACGTCTATCGATTGCAATTTTGTAGTTATTTGTTGAACCATCTGCATTCAAAGCACCTGGTGCTTTAGATACGAATGGGAATACTTCGATTACTTGACCTTTAGTACCAGAGATTTCTCCGTCTTCGTCAATTACTGCAACGTGAATTTCATCGTTAGATGCTCCACGCTTTTCAGCGTATGGTGAAGTACCAGGCTTGCCATCAAAAGATGTTGCATATTCCCACTGTACAGTTACCGCCGTAGCAGTCAAATCTGCTGAGAATGCACTGTCAAGTGTTGCGCCTGTTGCGTCTACTGCGGTTACAGTCTTAGTTTCACCTGCGTGAATGATAAGTGAACCAACGGTCATGAAATCGTCTGCATCTGTTAGTGTCAATGCAGTTCCGACAGTATCTACAGTTTGTGTATGCTCAAATGCGTTTGCAGATGGGCAGATAGATACTTTTAGTGAGTTACCAATTGCACCAGCATGTTTTGCTGTGAAGTACAAATCGGGTGTGTTTGCTTGTCCGCCTTCATAGTTGTTTTCCCAGTCTTCATCGTTTTTGATGAGTAGACCAGCACCATCTGTGGAAGCGTTAAGTTGACCATCTTGCTCCACACGAACAACTTGTAGGCTGTTACCGTATGCGAGGAAGTTGGCGGCTGTGAAAAATGGAATCGCTGTAGCGTTTGTTGGCTTGCCGAACATATTAGCAAGAGTATCTTCAGTACCGAGTAGTTTGCGCTCCATAATTGGACCCCATCCATACTCACCTGCGATACAACCACCAGTCGCCGCAACAGCGGGTACTACGGTTGTCAAGTCAATTTCTGTGACATTAACACCTGGACTTAGTTGAAATGGCATAATTTCATCTCCTTTTTTTGATTAATCATTTTATTGTTGAAGAATATGGTTTCAATCATATTATTAT